CAAGTGACCCAACAGGAATAAGAATTTACAACGGCTCTGCACTAAATTGGATTTACAGAGCAAGTGCAACCACCGCAACCACAATGCAAGGCACAATTAACATAGTCGAAAGATAATGGCAAACGAAAACGTAATATTAAAGGTAGGTGTAGAGGGCACTGGAGAAGGCGAAACAAAGATTAAGTCTTTAAAGGCTCAGCTTAAAGAGATGAAGAACGAATTGCTCGGACTCGATGAGGGGTCTGATCGGTTCAAACAATTATCTAAAGCGGCTGGTGAACTAACAGATAAGATCGGAGACGTAAACCAAAAAGTTAACGCCTTAAGTTCTGACACAAAGAAATTAGATGCTTTGGTTGGTGCTGGTTCTGCAATTGCTGGAGGGTTTCAAGCGGCATCTGGTGCAATGGCTTTGTTCGGTTCTGACTCTAAGAAGGTAGAGGAATCTATTAAGAATATCATAGCCGTTCAAGGTGTATTAAACGGGGTACAACAAGTAAGCCAATTCTTAACAGCCAAAGGAATCATTCAAGATAAACTAGCCATGATTGCGATGGGTGCAAAGGCTGCTTTATTAAAAGTGGTAACGGCTGCACAATGGTTATGGAATGCTGCGGTAACTGCCAACCCTATTGGATTAATTATAGTTGGTGTTGCTGCTTTAGGTACGGGTATTTACTTGCTTGTTAAAAACATTAAATCCGTTATTGCTGTATTTAGTGATTGGAAAAACGTAGCACTTGCACTACTCGGCCCGATTGGTTGGATTCTCATTTACATGAATGAGATGGATAAGGCTGAGAAAGCACTTGGTTCAACTCGTGAAAAACAATCTAAGGCAAATACAGAGCAGTATAATAAAAGAATGGCTGAGATCAAAGCCGAACGTGCTGAGCAAGAAAAAGCACATACCGAAAGACAAGAGCAGTTTGATAGACAGATAGCACGTTATGAAGCGGAGGGTAAAAGTTCTTATGCTTTACGTCTTCAAAAGTTAGAAGATATTAAGGCTGAAAAAGAGGCAATACTCCAAAGCAACAAAGATATTATTAACGCTACTATTGATCGTTACACCGTAGAAGCACAGCTACGTGGTAAATCGTTAGAAGAGTTTTTAGCGTCTATTGGTATTCAATATGATGACACTAAGAAAATATTAGAGGACTCTCTTAAAGATCAAGAGGAAGCGATCTACGATGCAGATACAAATATCATTGCATTAAAAAAGCAACATAACGACGCCTTAAAATCAGAAGCCGATAAACTAGCAGAAGAAGAGGAAGCGGCAAGGTTAAAGGCTGAGGCAGATGAGGAGGCAAGACAGCGCAAACAGATCGAAGATCAGATGGAACTTACTAAAAACAAGAACCAATTACTTTTAGAACAAGAGCAAGCGCAATTTGATGCAGAGTTTGATTTATTAGAAGCACAGATTGATCGTGAGAACGCAGCCAGAGAATTACAAGCACAGCAAGAAAGAGAACGCCAAGCAAAGAATTTTGAAACGGCACAGAAGTACACTAAAGGATTAAAGGATTTAACAACTAGCCTATTCACTCTTACAAATAATCTAGGCAAACAAGACGAGGAAAGCAAGGCTAAACGTGCTAAACGTCAGTTTGAAATTAAGAAAGCCTTAGACATGGCAGAAGCCGCAATCGATGGAACTAAAGCGGTGCTATCTACCTTTGCAAATACGCCTGGGGGAATAGTCATTAAATCCCTTGCTGCTACTGCTGCTGGTGTATTCGCTGCTGCTAAGATTGCTGCAATTGGTTCGGCAAAGTTTGACGGTGGTGGTACAACGGCTTCTGTTGGAAGCGTAAGTAACGCTGGTGATTCAGTAGAGAATGTAGGAAACACAACACCAAACAATCCTATTCAATCTGGCAGCACGTTCTTAAATTCAGAAAAAACACAACAGGTTTTAGTTGTTGAAGACGTAAACTCAATGCAGAAAAAAGTTAAGGCTATTGAAGCGTTAGCATCCTTCGGTTAAAGATAGAATCCGCAAAACTATATCCTAATTTCCTTTTATGGTATGGATGTAGTAAGACTGACATTACCAGACGGGGATAACTTAGAGTTTCAAATTGCACTCGTAGATGAGCCAGCCATCGAATCTAATTTCATGGCTTTCAATAAACAGAATCACTTTCAATTCAAAGAAGTAGATAAATCTGAGCGTAAACTAATGGGTTATTTTATGATAGCCGATTTAGAAATCCTACGCATAGATCAAAAGCGTGGTGCTTACAAAGTTGTGTTCGATAAAAAATCAATTGATAAGATCGTAGAAAACTTTTCATTCAACGGGTTAAACCGCAATATGAATGAGATGCACCAAACAGGCAAGCTATCAGACGGTGTTTATGTTCTTAACCAATGGCAAATAGATTCTGCAAAAGGAATAAAAGCACCTGACGGATTCAAAACTGAGGCCGATGGTTCATGGTTTGGAGTTGTTAAATGCAACAATGAAGAAATCTATCAGAAGGCTTTAAACGGAACTTTCAACGGGTTCAGCATCGAGGGTAAATTCATTGAAGAAGCCATTGATAAATACTTTAAAACCGATATAGATCAATTTTTAAATAGCGTAGAATCCGCAAACCCTAAAACTAAATCCCTTTATAATAAATTCAAAAACATGGAACTAAACTTAAAAGAAGCATTCGAGGCATTTGTCGCTTACTTCTCAAAAGAAGATACAGCCGTTGCACAAAAGTTTGAAGAACTGATGTTAGTAGACGGTGAAACAAAAGTAATGATTGAGCCAGCAGTAGAAGTAGGTGCAGCGATTGCACTTTTTGATTCTGAGGGCACACCTATTCCTGCTCCGATTGGTTCATACGAACTATCTGACGGGCGTGTGGTAGTTGTTGAAGTAGATGGTGTTATTGCATCGATTACCGAACCAACAGCAGAAGGTGAAGAAATGGGAGATGATAAATCAGCATCACCAGCACCAGCAGAAAATGCAGCAGTTAAACGACTGATTGAAAGAATTGAAAAGGTATCTGAGTTTGAAAAACAAATTGCAGACCTAACGAAAAAAATTGAACACCAAGACGGTGAGTTGGACGCTTTAAAAAAGCAGAATACTGAAACGTTGGAGTTCACAAAAGAATCTTTGGAAACCATTAAAAAACTGGTATCATCTGAAGAAGTAAAAACACCTGTCACTCCTGTAAGACAAGGATTTAAAATGGAGAAAAAAGAAAACGGAATTGAAAACTATTTAAAAAATAAATTATGAGTTTAGATGTAAGCGCAATTGCAGCGTATATTGAGAATAACGACACGCCCTTAGTAGGGCAAATTCAAGTTTCACCAGAGATGACTGCTGCGGGTGTTACTTTGGTAACAGCAGTAAAAGGTTCAACAAATCTACACGTTCTTGAAACGGATGTGATTTTCCAATCAGGTGGCGGATGCGCTAGAACAGCAGCAGGAACAACTGTAAGAACTGATATTACAATGGTTGCAGGACGTATCGCAATCGCTGAAGATTTATGTTTTGATGATCTTGCTGGTAAATGGGATCAAACACTATTGAAACAAGGTTTGTTGAATGGTATTCAAACAATGCCAGAAGAATTTGCTAAAATCTACTTTGATGAGAAAATGGCAAAAATGAAAGCAGCTATTGAAATTGCTGACTGGCAAGGGGACACCGCTTCTGGTTCTGCTAACTACAACAAATACAACGGTTGGATTAAATACATTGATGCTGGCTCACCAGTAGACGGTAATACTTCAAACGCAACTTCTGTAACTGTATCGAACATCATCACAATTTTAGATGATATGTTCTTAGCTATTCCAAACAACTTGAAATTCAGAACTGATTTGGTACTTTATATGCCGTGGCAATGGTTCCAAATGTATGGTGTTGCGACTAAAAACGCTAACTACTTTGCAAACTCAGGAGGTCAAGAAAACGTTTCAGTTATCTTAGGAACAAACGTAAAACTAAAACCTACTTACGGTTTAACAACTTTGACTTACGGACGTATGTTCTTAACTTACCCTTCAAACCTAGTTGTAGGTATTGACTTGGCAAGTGACGAGAATTTTACTTCACGTATTGACCCAGTGACTAACAAAAAACTTTTGGTTGATGCACAGTTCACAAGAGGAACACAAGTGTATTTCACTGAGGATATTGTTGAGTTCACAATTCACGGATCATAGTAATTAATCAATAGGGGGTTGGGTTACGGCTCAACCCTTTTTTAAAACATAAAAAAGATATGTCATGTACTTTAACAACGGGCTTCCCGTATGAATGTAACAACGGTGCTGGTGGTGTAAAACAAGGTTCACTACTAATCACAGATTGGGATAACATTAGCGGAGGTGCAACAATTACTGCTGGTGAAATCACTGCATTAACTCAGGTTGGTGGTACTTCATTCAAACGTTACAATATCCGTAAAGAAATTGTAGCAATGGATAGTACATCAACTACTGATCCTTTGACTGGATCAAATGTAAACGAGGCGGTTATTACTGCTGCGCTTTACAAACTAAGCAAAACAAAAAACACTGAATTAAAACTTGCACAGGGTACACCATTAATGGTAATCATTCAAGATAACAACGATGTATATCATGCGTTTGGTTATGAGAATGGTGCTGAACTTTTAACGATTCAAGCTATGACTGGTAAAGCAATGAATGAGATGAACGGCTACAACCTTTCATTTACAGCAAGAGAGCAAAACAGATACACGGTAGCGTCAGCATTAATGGCTACTATCTTGGTTGAAGGTGAAAACTCTTAATAGGATTGTTTAAAAATTAATCAAGGGCTTGACGAAATATTCAGCCCTTTTTTTTTAACTTTACGGTTATGATGATTAGAAAGGAATGTTTAGGTACGTCATTTAGTAAGAAGTCACCTCACAACGGTTGCCACTTTTCGGGAGTGATTACAGATAACCCTGAAAACTTTGCACTATACAAGGTGTTGCAATTAGATGTATTTGAATCTAATATTCCACCAATGGCAAACGTAATTGATTTAGACCCTGATTTGGGCTATATTGATTTAGATACAAAACGTAAAAAGAAGAAAAAGTAAATGGCTAACATAGTCCTTCAGAAATCAACTAATAATACAAACGTTTCATTCACGTTGTACGAAAAGACAACTATTGTCGGAACGGTTTACTATTTATTTGAGTTTCAGAACGACCAAACAAAGGTTAAGTACTATCAGATTTTTACTGATGTAAGCGTTGCGGGTTCAGCCCGTCAGCGTTCAAACCTTTTTAACATTGAAGTTGTAAATAGTGGATCAGGTGCAAATAAGATTATTTTAGGCAACACTGGATTATACCACTACACAATATACGAACAAGCAAGTTCAAGCAATTTAGACCCTACAGGTTTAACAATTGTAGAACGTGGGCAAATGAGATTAATTGACACGGAAACAAGTCAATACATAGCGCATGAAATAGATATTACATACGTAGCACACGAGGTAACATTATGAGTACAACCTATTATTTTGGTAAGTCTGAAACGCTGGAGAAATTCGGTGCTTTGGAATTGCCTGTTTTCAAAGTTGATAATCAGTTAGAGTGGGTTATTAATGGAATGATGAAAGGTTGGAAAAACCTTCAGCCGCAATGGTATAACTTTCTTTACCAGACATCTGTTAAACATCACTCAATCATTGACGCTAAAACCAGATATACTTATGGTAAGGGCTGGAAGGTTCAAACTCTTGGATTAACCAAAGCTGAAGAAATAGAATTAGCTTCATTCTTAAAGAAGATCGAAAAGAACAAGGTAACTCAAAGATGTATTTTAGATAGAGTTATTCAAGGTGGGTTCGCTTGTGAAATGATTTACGATAAAGCAGGTGCAAGGGTTATGCCTTACCATGTTGACTTTAGTTATATTCGTGAGAGCAAACCAGAATACGATAAGGAAGGGAATCTAAAACCGCCTTTGTATTTTTACACTTCTGATTGGAAGGCGTCACGCCCAAAAGACAATAAAGATTTTGTAGTATTCCATCCGTTCGATGTAAACGAAAAGCCAGACAAGTCAAAAAGATATTTAGTTTATTACAAAGATTACCGTCCAGATTTAGGCGCTTATCCTTTGCCTGAATACATGGGAGGTTTACCTTACATCCAAGCGGATGCAGAGGTAGGTAATTTCGTTTACAACAACGTTAAAAACGGATTCAGTGCTGGATATATCTTTAACTTTTATAATGGTGACTTAGATGAAAGCCAACGGGCAAACATTGAAAACGCATTAAAGGCTTCTAAACACGGTACAGAGAATGCGGGTGAACCATTTGTAGCGTTTAACAATGCTGGTGATAAAGGGGTTGAAGTAACACCAATTCAGGCAAACGGTCAAGACGATCGTTATAAGGAATTAAACAACCAGATAAGAGACGAGATATTTACAGCTCACGCTATTTCTCCTTTGGTGGTTGGCATGAAAGGTGATAACGGATTCTCAAACAATGCAGACGAAATAAGAACGGCAGTAGAAAACTTTACTGAGGGTTACGTAAAATCTGCACAGGATATTTTCAACGAGTTTATGAACGGTGTAATTGATTTCAATGAGATCAAAGGAAACGTTTATTTACAGAGATTAGACCCAATACAAGAGCAGTTATCTGAGGCAACACTATTACAAGTTGCAACTACTGACGAAATCAGAGAACGTGCAGGTTTACCAAAAATGAAATCAGAATCAAACATAATTGCGGATAGTTTAAAATCACTTTCTCCTTTGGTTGCAAACAAGGTCTTAGAATCTATGACAGCCGCAGAGATACGTTCGTTGATTGGATTAGAAACAAGTGCAGATGGAGTTCAACGTACAACAGTAACACAAACAAAAGAGTTCTCAGCCATTGGTTTAAATGATGAAGATTACGAGGTATTAGATTCTTTTCAGTACAACTTTGAAAGCATTGAAGATGCAGAAAAAAGAACGGCTGAATTTCGGATGTCATTTGCAGATAAAACTGAGAAAGCGATTTTAGGAGCGTTAAACGACAACCCAAAGTTAAAGCCAAAAGAGATTGCAGAGATAATTGGTAAATCTTTGAAAGAGGTTAACGCTGCGATTAAGAGCTTGAACGATCAAGGGTTATTAGAAGGTAAAGGAATAACACCGGAAGGCGAGGGTGAATTAGAGGAGTTTATTACGGTTTACAAATATGTAACTCGTAACGATGTGCCACCTGTTGAAACAACTAGCAGACCTTTCTGTAAAAAATACATGGCATTATCTCAAGGGCGTTCTTTTACGATTGAAGATATTAATGAATTAAGCGTTCAGGAAGGTTACGATGTATTTAGATTCAGAGGCGGGTGGTATCACAATCCTGACACTGATAAGAACACCCCGTACTGCCGGCACGTATTCGAAGCTAGATTGGTGAGAATGAAGTAGTTACACAATATTAGAACAACATGGCTAGAGGTTTATTTATATCTGAAACATTTGTAAAGGAGAATAGTGAGATCGATGAAAACGTCGATATGAAACTAATTAACCCTACTATCTGGTATTGCCAAAAGGAATACCTAGAGAAAACTTTGGGTACTATTTTGTACAATGACTTAATCTCTAAAATAGTTGCAGGAACTTTAGCGGGTGATGACTTGACTTTAGTAGATGACTACGTAGCGGATGCACTTCTATTTTGGGTTAAACACGAATTACAAGTACCGTTAACTTACAAATTTAGAAACAAATCAGTAAACAAAAACACTGATCCAAATAGTCAGGTTGTAGGATTTGAAGAGCATAAGTATCTAAAGGATTACTACAAACCAAAAGCGCAATATTTTACAGAACGTTTGGAGCGTTATTTATGTGCTAATAAAACTCTTTATCCTTTGTACTGTACAGAAGATGAAACGGATGAATTAAGCCCACGTAACACACCGCCACAAGTTGCAGTTTACTTAGGAAAAGGATTCCCTAAAAAAGATAAATATGGATATTACACCACAGAGTAAGTCAAAGAAATTCAAAAACATTGACAAAAAATTATTGAAGTCTTATGAGCTTAACGTACAACCAGATAATAAAGATAAGCCGAGCGTTTCAACAAGCGCACCACGTCCTTAAAAACTTTGGGAATGGTGGAGAGGCTGATATGGTTTTACATAATCAGCAGTCCACTTATAAATATCCTTTGATTTGGATGAACGATGCACCGTCTACCTATGTGGAGGGTTTAGAGTCTTTTAATTTTAGGGTGTTTTTTTTAGCCCCTGCGGTTACTTTAAAAGAACGTGGTACTGATTTAATGAGTACAAACGTTAACGAGGTTAAAAGCGACATGATACAGTGCGCTAATGACTTCATTACATATTGGATTCAGCAAACAGATAATTATAACACTTTAGGATTTGATAAATCAGTTAACAGAGATTCAGTAGATAATTATACAAACGATAATTTAACTGGGTGCTATATTGATATTCGATTCTATCAACCACTTGAATACAACGAGTGCGCAATCCCAATGGGTACGCCTACAAGTTTACCTGATACGTGCGCTCCTGTTTTGATTTATGAAGATGGAATTTTAGTAGATACTATTGCAAGCGGTGGTACTTATTCTTATACTTCAAGCGGTTCAACAACTTTAGACGTATCAGTTAACGGAACTTTATTTTATAATGACGTTTCAACGAATCAGGATTTACCAGTAAAAAAATCAGATGCTGCCACAAATGTAGGTTCTAAAGCTGGCGCTAATTGGATCATTGGTGACACCTCAGAAACTTATAACGGTGCTGCAATAACCGGCGTAACGGCTGAGGGCTTTAAAGACATTACAGTAGTAAACAGTGCAGTAACTCAAATAGGGTCAGCAACAGTAGATACAGAAGCTGAACTGGAAATCACTATTGCAGACGTTATAATGCCTATTTACGAATACCCTGATTTAGTCACACCAGTTGCTACTGTCACGATAATTGCTGGTGTTATTCCAAATTTTACAATTGATTTATGAGCATAGTAATACCAACCAGAATAAACCAGACAACAGCAGAATGGGCTACTGATTCGACTGTTTATAGTGCTAATAAAATACTGTGTGAGACTAATGCCTTTTACGGAGCAACGGATCAATGTAAATTTAAACTGGCTGACGGTGTGCAAACATGGGCGCAATTAAATTATTTCCCTGTATCTGGTTTTGACGATGCGACAAGTTCAATCCAAACTCAGTTAAACTCAAAACAAACAACGGCTGATTTTTTCGCTTTTTCTTCAAATACTTATACAGATTCGACCTCATATTATTTAGGCCAAGCATTGAACCCAGTTACGGCTACATCTCAAACAGGGGGCGTTGCTTTAAAGGCTGGTGTTATTACAGCTTGTATTGTATCTGTTTATAACGGCGGGACGGTTGGAAGCAATGAAAACTGTACGTTAAATCTAGTTCATGGTACAAACTACGGAACTACAGATTTGATTGCTAACGATATTAAAATAGATGCTAACCGACAATCAGTAAGGTATATTACAGGGCTTAACATTACTGTAACTGATTGCGCTTCTTTAGTAAATATTAATATTCCTGTTTTAGCAACTAATCCGAACGGTTTACAAATCAGAATAACATTTTTCTATGCGTAAAGAAATCAAATACAAAAAACAAGGTGACGGTAGCGACTCTTGGACTATTCGTTATTTAGACGAAAACAATAAGGATGTACAACTTCCTGAGATCGTTTATGAAGACCCATCTAAACAAAATAAAGAGGTTGAACTCTGGCGAATAAAAGGAGTTTTAACTTTGATGGGCAGAATCAATGAGGTTGATATTGCTATTGAAAAACTACCTGAACCAAATAGAACTTTAGCTGGTTTTGTTTGGAATAGCGGAAACAGTCTTAATAGTCAAAGCGACACCGTCAAGTTTGTTCAGGCTTCTTTGAATTTAACAGACGAGGAAAAGGACTCTATTTTTGAACAAGCAGCAGCGATTAAGTTATGACACCAGATCAGGAAACACTTTTGAAGGATATACATCAATGCTTGATTGGAAACGAGTTGCACGGGCAAAAGGGCGTATTACAAAGACTAGAAAAATGTGAAATTAAGGTTGATGA